TCATACTTATCCTCATCCCACTCCGAATGGAGGGGATCATCCTCGGCATGAATGCCTACACCACCCTTAACTCTACTCTGGGAAGCAGAGTTTATTTCTTTAACTCGAAGAGTCTACAATCAGACCTAGAGCGTCGAGTGCAGCAAGCAAACTAATTAATGCTGCGTTAGCCCCTGCACTACCAGTCACCGTTTGTTTGGCAACTGGAGTTGCGCCGTGGAATGCAATAGGGTCTGTTGCACTCTGACCCATCACAAATCCATCAGTATTACTTGGGTTTGCATACCCTTTGTTTGAAGTTTCTGTACTTGTAATAGCCATGATTTCTCCTTACGCACTACCGAGAACGCGAGTAGCAAGGTCTGGATACGTTGTCTTCCAACCATAGAGTACGTCGAGTCTTGCAATTTCTCGGTCATTCACAATGTCGTAGTCTTTGATAAGACGAAGACTCAAACCTTGATATTCCACTGACTCGCTCCACACCACTCCGTCTGGAGTATCAATCGGTACAGTGACCAGCGAAAACGCATTGCGCTGGAAAGCCAGATTGGCTTTGTGCGAAGCAAGTAGAGTCACTTCGTCTGCACCAGTCGTCGGAAGAGCTGTGACATTCTGGTAGGCTCCTGAAGCTGAAGACTTTAGCGCAGGACTAATAGAAACAGAAGTCGCAGTTGTAACTGAGACATCTGCTGTCACCACAAACTGAGCCGCATAACCAAGATCCTGATAGTTCACAGGGTTAATGGCATTGCATGCCTCAAATGTAATCACATCACCCTTCAAGAGGGTCCCAGGAGTTCCTGCTGTTAGACTAACAGTGGTTGCCCCTTCAGCAGGATTTGATGCAAGAGTAATCGTTGCAGCAGTTCCGGCCGTGTGGTTGAGTGCATTCTGAGACTCAAACAGATCAAATCCTGCAAGACGACCTACTGAAGCTTCCTTTGTGATATCTTCGACAAGGGAAGGCTGGAAGACGTTGGCTGTAAGTGATCCAAGTAGAGAACGTGAGGATGCGGGACGCAAAGCACAGAATCGATCATTCTGAGGAACTGAAAACTCAGTCATCTTCTGCTTAGCATCCAACATGGAATCGAAATCTACACTACCAGTTGCAACTCCTACTGTGTTATAGACATCTTTGTAAAGACCAGCACCATCGAGATCGACTTTGTTAGCCAACGCAATAGCAGCAGGTTTGATATATCGCTCAGTATATTCATCGACGGTGAGCGTCAGATCCTTCGAAAAGAAGGGCCATGCTACGTGCTCTCGTGAGTTAATGACGATAGTATCAGAAGTTTCAGTGACGTTTGAGAGATTAAGCGTTGCGCCACTGGTTGATTGGAAACGTACAGGCTTGCGATACGAGACCGTATCACCAACCTTCATACCAAAATCAGCCTTGAATTGCTTATTTGCTAGCCGAGCAAAGACAAGGTTGTTAACCAACTGCAAGGCCGCTTCTTTGGCGATAATTGCAGGTGTAATTAGTGTATTTGCCATTGTTCCTCTTACCGTTTACGCCCTTTCCAACCTACAGATGCCGCACGCCGAGCCGCATATTCCTCCATCGACTCTTCGTCTGCACTTTTATCAACCTTTTGAGCGTCTTTACCGCCAATTGGTTTGATAGGATTGGGGGCTTGTGAAGTATTTTTTGGTTTTGGAGGGGTAAAGCGTTCCTCCATCCGACCGATTTCTCGTGCAACAGCCACAGGAGACATCTGGTTGAGTCTATCAACTTCCTTCAGATTCTTTGCCAAGTGGTAGGCTAGTTGTGGTCCCATATCACTTGTAAGCAACGCTTCAACCAACGCGGGGGATTGGACAAATGCAGGATTCCCAACAAACGTATCATAGTCTGGAGTCTCCTGTTTGAACGAGTTCACCTTCTCAAAAAACTTTGATGTGACGGACTCTGCTTCGCTACGCTGTCTACTCATTCGTAGTTGCTCTCGCAACTTCGTTTCGAGTTTGTAGTCTACCACGGCATCAGTATATTTCCCGTAATCATCAAAATCTTCGAGTTTGGGTTCAACAAGTTCCTGAGTCTTTGGGGTAGCGGGAGTCTGTTTCGGATCTCCTTGTTTCTCCAGAATCAGTTTTTTGTAGAAATCTCGCTCTTGCTCTGCGGCTTCGCGTTGACGTTTTTCTTCCTCTCGCTGATGGGTGAGTTTGCCAAATCGCTTTTTAGCCCATGCTGGAGTTTGGTCTTCTGAAGGTTCTGCTTCAGTGCCTTCCTGGTTTTCTGGGTCTGTCTCGGTCCCAGGATTAACGACAGTTTCTTCGCCTTCTAGTGAAGTCGTTGGTTCAGTAGTGCCCGTTTCCACGGTTTCGGTGGTTGGTTTGTCCACAAGATCCCCTTTGCCTCAGGTAAGTGTGAGTGACTTAGTACGTGATGAAGAGCCTTAGTTACGTGGTTTGCCCTTACGGCCGTAGGAACCTGCATCGCTGAGGCCATCTGGGTTAAACATAGGCTCCGGTTGACGATCTGCGCCCATGCCCTTTGGCTTTGCGCTAGCCGATTTCACCACATCATTCTTCGGCTGTGCCTCGTCTGTCTTGATACGCATACCTTTATTCTCCTTGGTTTAAGGGTTGTGCGTTTTGTTTCGCCTCTCTCGTTTGAGGCCCAAACAACTCTTGTAACACTTCAATAACAACTTTCTTGACATCAGCATTCTTACTATTAGCTTGTAATTCTAGAGCAGCCTTCATGACGCTCAGCTTACTTTCGTCAATCTTGAGACGTTCTCTCTCGGTCTTCGCAACAGCTTGCTGTGCTTTCGCCTGAGAAGTAATTTCTTCAGGTGAAGGTTCAGGAGGCGGCAACATCTCTGGAGGATGCAAAATATGTGGAGGAATTGTTCGCTCCAATCGTTCTGCAATCGGCTCTGCATATTCCCAATCTTGAGACCTTGCCACAAGATCAGCAATCAGTGGTGCTTTCTCTGGGAAGGCTTGTGCAAAGAGCACCATACCTTCAGCAGCTTCTTGACGCATCGTGGTGTAGGAAGGTCCTGTATCAACATAGACACTATACTCACCTTGAGCCAGATTGTTGATATACTCACCACGCTCTTGTCCAGGTTGATTGATACCTACTGTTGCTTCCTTGCCCATATTATCACGAATCAAAATTTCTTGACTCGTATCATAAACCTTTGGAATAATACCAACCAAGATTCGACCTGTTAGACGTAAGGCTCGACAAAGATTATCGACGTAGGGAAAGTTGCCAACATCTCCTTCTTTATTACGAGCCATAATCGCTTTACCAGTTCTCTCGTTTCCTGACATTCCCAACGAGGCTTCGTGCATGCCCATTGTTCCACGAACATCTTCCAAGGACTGTGTAGCACCCTGGAACATTCCAGGAGACGCTTGCGGAGGCGGTAATCGCTGTGGAGGATTAGGATTTGCTGGATCAGGATTATATTTGAGAACAGCAATATTTCGAGTATTGGCTTGTTTATAATCTCGTTCGTGACCTTCAATTTGTTTGGTACTAGCTAACCACGGGCTCTTAGGCTGAAGTGCTACAAATTCAGTTTCAGCAGATCGCCAATAATTATACATACGCTGTGCATCTTTGGCAAAACGTACCATACCACGAACGTAGCGTTTTCCCTCAACAACAGTCATCTTACCTTCTATAGGTACGATAGGAATAATCTTTCCAGGGAAAACTTCACCTTTTTCTAGGATACCCAATCCGTAAATGACAGATCGTTTGACTGTATATTTTGGAATGACTCTTGTTTGAGTGACAGTCAACGGCTCGTCAAGAGGTAAAGGTTGTCCAGTTTCCAGAGCAGTTAAGTTTTTTTCTAACTTCTGTTGCTCAATAACCTCTTCAGCTTTCGCTAAAGGTACGACACGACCGTCAGATAACTGGACTATAGTTTGTTCAGATTCTTCTCGATACCAGTATTCCGCAATTGTAAGATGGTCTTTTTCAAACCATCCTGTAGTCTCATCTTTCCCGACATCAGGAAGTGTGACAGGTTGCTTATCTGGATATCGTTTCTTAAACTCTTCTTTGGTAATTCGTTCAGTAATAAAACACCAATCAGCATCTTCTTTATTCAGATCGTAGGGTTTTGGATCAAAATAAACAGAGAGTGGATTCGGAATCCATTCAATACAAATTTGTTGATTAAACGTATTGTCGTTGATATACTTTGTGATAATACGCCATGCACCAAGACCGCCCTGCAACATACTTTCAGCAGCCGTGTCATAGACCTGTTCTGCTGTTGAGTAGTACTCGATGCCACGAATAATACCCTCGTAAATTAATGCAGTGGAAGGCGAAGCTTCTTTGTCATTTGGACGAATTTTAATACGGGGTCTATTTAGCCGAATATCCCCAATAATTTGATCCACAAACTGTGGGAGTTGGTTTAGTGTCAGAGAGGGGCGGCCATCCTGATCTCTCGTTTGTTTAATACTGGTATCCCACTGTTCGCCATTATAAAACTTCATATCCTCAACAAACGCTTCGCGGTTATGCTTACTGTACTCTTTAGCATTTCGCATGCGTTTGAGGGCTGTGCTCAGAAAGCTATCTCGCTCTGTAACCACGCCTTCTTCTGCGTTCTCTGTGGGTATCATTAGTTTTGCATCCATCCTGCTGTTTGTGTGCTACGCAGCATTCCGCTCGGTCTTCGTTGCACCGGTTCTTCTGCCAATACAGCAACAGGTTCCTCATAGCTTGTCGCAAAGACTCGAAAACTATCTGCTCCGTGAGAAGACCATGTGTGGGCGGGTACTGCCGCAAAGATCCTCTTGTCTTGATCCCATTTTTTATGGTAATCTTTGAGAGCTTCGAGACCACGTTTACACTTTATTGAATTAAAGTGACTACGAGGAAAAAGACTTCGTACCGCTTGAATCCCATCTTCAATCTTTAATTTCGGAACCACTTCAAAGAAATTAAATTTACCCGTAAGTGAAGCAGCAACGTCTAGTGCATTCTTTCCAGAAGAAAAATCTCTCTTTTTGATATCGTGTGGTGCATAGTTCTTGGCATAGGTATAAGGCAATTTGTAGAGATGTTTTATATAATACTCGATACCTTCGCCCGAATCTTCATAATAGTCGATAAAATAAATTGCACGACCTTTTTTCTGATAAAACCAAATAGTAGTCGCATCTCTAGTACCAATATCCCACGCAGTGAAAACGGGTAAAAGAGGGTCATAGTTGATGTTGAGTCCGATTCTTCCTTCGGCTTCGGCTTGCTCCACCAATTTACCATAGTAACTTCCTACGCGAGTGCCTGTAAAGCTGCAAAAATATTCTTGGTTCAGAAATTCTTCTTCCATTCCAGAGAGACGGTCTTCTTCAATCATCTCCTGTGTGACAACAGGAGTAATTCCATCTTCTCGGAATGTATCATTAACCGTGAGAATCGTCCAACGCCATCGTGGATTTTTTTCTGTTTTATGGTAAAGATCATAATAATGATTTTTCCCACATGGAGTCGAGTTGAAGATCGCAAATCCGCCATTTTCTGCTAGAATGGGACGAAAGGTGTCCCACACAGCAGGATCAGAGAAGGCAAACTCTGAAAATACAACTCCAAGAGGATTGGTACCTCGATATGCAGCGGCATTATCGGACCCTAATAGCTGAATATTCGATCCGTTGGCCAATTGGATCAGCATTTCGACTTCTTTTGGGTCTGCTGCACGCAGTTGTTCTGGAATATGATCTAAAAAACGGACTCCATCCTTACCTCGTGCTTGCCACACTGCTTTACGAGCTTGGTTAAGCAAAGGAAAGACGTAAAAATAAGTGCCGACTTGCTTCCACGCTTCTCGGATGAGTGCATTCCAGCATGTTCGATCTTTACCGGCACGACGATGCCAGACACACCCTATACGCCTAATACCCTCGTCGAGGGCTGTAAAGACAGGAGTTTGGTACACTCTAGGAGTATATTTATACGGAATAGTAATTTCTGTCTTGCGAACCAACTCTGTCGAAACTTTAGCCATTATTTCACATTAAGAGGTTAGACCGTTAGACGTTCGATATCCTGTTTGAGTGCCTGAAGACTTGTCAGTTTTTTTTGGTATTCAGTAATCCAAAAATCAAGGGCAATGGTATCAACTGTTAATACATCTGGAGAAAGAGACTGCCCCGTTCTTTCGTGAAATTTAGAGAGAGTCAGTTGTGGACCGTTTGGTGTGGATTCTAATAAAGCACCACTGGCTTTGTACTCTGAATATTGTTCAAAACTATAAGCCACGTAGTTTCCTCCTTTATTAAATTCGTGGTCCAGAAAATTTCACCCACTCAAGTTGTGTCCCCTTGGCGGCATTCTCTTTGGTGCGGCTTGACCAGAGAGGCCCGAGCGCACCAGTGGGAATGTTGGTCGTGTGAGTCGCCACGAGATTACCGTCAATGTAGAATTTCACTTGGGAAGACGAAGCAATAATCTCGAACAGATTCATTACATCAAGTACTTGTGTGACTCCAGTGTCTGTCACAGTCTCACTTGCTCCATTCTTCGTCACCGCTTTCAGCGTCTCATTAGATCCTGCGACATCAATTCGGAATCCAACGAACAAACTCGCTCCAGCTGCTGCATAATTTGTTCCATTGACCAGGCTATTGCCCAGACCGAGTAATTCCATGCGCTGCACAAGATTGGTGTCAATCGGAGCTGACTGCCACTTTACTTTGGTAGGCACGGTGCTCAGTGCGGTTGTTCGATGTGCTGTATCATTACGAGCACCATAGAGTCCTGCATATCCGCCAGATGTCGCTCCAGAATGGATATCAATCCCGGAATTTGTATTGACGAACGATGCTGTATTGAGTGCTCCACTTCCTGAAATGATCCCGTACAATCCAAGAGGGATCAGGTTAGCGAGCGTAGAGGGATCAGCTAACACATCTGTCGCAAACTGGTAAAGGCTCTCGAAGGGCAGCTGATAGAGATCAATCAGACCACTTGCAGATCCGGCTTGCTGCACGAGGGTCATTCCAAAGTGCGGAGAGGCATCGCCAGCAACGACGACATTCAAATTTCCGCCGCTCGTTTGATTCACTGTGCATTGAATATAGTCTCCAACAGCTAAATCATAAATCACAGAACAATTCATAAAATGATTCGCACTCTGCGGAACTTCTCTCGCCAGTCCAATAGGAGTTATTCCATTCAGAAGCAATCGTAACTCTCGGAGTCCAGTTGTATTAGCTGCAAACGCAATATTTCCAAAGATCAGATACTTTCCTGCGACAGGAGCCGTTAGCCGAGAATTATTTGTCGCTGTATCATGTAGATCTCCTACGTCATAAAGTTCTGAGTTGAAATTCAAGATAGTGTTCGTTCCACTCGTGAGAGTTTGTGCAGCATTATGATAAACTCTCGCTCCGATATTCTGAATTGGATTCGCCCATGTTTGATCCCCACGGAGGAACACGGTATCATCCGCCGTCCCAGTTCCCAATTCATCGGTTGGCACCAGTGCTCCGGCATCTAACGATGCATACCCGCTGGCTTGCCCCTTTTCAGATTCTTTCTGATACTGGGTGTGGTCGTCATCAGTCAACCCTGTCAAGGCGCCATGATCGACAGTTCCGCCTTGAAGGCCGGTGCTTGCATGAGAATGATCTTCTGATTCTAAACGATACTGCGTATGATCATCATCTGCTAATCCTGTTAATGCCCCGTGATCTGTAACACCAGCACTTTCAGTTGGTGTGCCGTGTGTGTGATCCCCACGAGAGTATTCAGCAGAAACTCCAGCATCAGGAGAGAGACCATAAGTTGTTTCATCTTCTACAGAATCAGAAGGCGTTCCTCCACTGCCATCTGCTGTGGTCTTTGGTCTATAGTCCATTACAATCCTTCGACGTTAAATTCGAGAACTTCAACAGGAATCGAGACGCTGGTATCACAAATCCCATAGACTGCACCTTTGGCCTCTCGACTAAACTGCGATGTACCTAAGACAAGTGTGTCACCTGCCAAGATTGAAAAGCCATCAGCAAAGAGGACATCAATTCCACCAACTTTAACAGCATCAGTCATATCAGGATTTTTAATCAGTAAAGATTGACGCCGACTATTCGCTTCCACGATCAGCGTGCGGCTATCTGTCACTGTCACAACGCGAGCGTGAAACATGAGTGTCCTTTAAGGTTAAAGAGATGGAGCTGTGTATTCCAACACTGAAACCTCAGCCGTCTCTCCTGTATCGCAAATTGCATACAGTTCAGATCCAGCAGCACGGTTGAATTGAGATAAATCTAGAGGAATCTGGAATCCTGCATGCAAAATAAATCCTGTAGCATACGTCACTCCTGCGGGACCGAGTGCAACAGGATCGCTTCCCGTAGCGTTAGAAATAGCCGCAAATTGACGCTTGCCATTCACAGCAAGAACTTGGACAGCAGGACTGTCGTCTACCGTATAATGAGCACTGCTAAACATTAGTAACCCTTTCGAGGTTTACGGCTTTTTGACTCAAGTCCTTTGACATCTTTAAATCGAGGATCAACTTTCCCAACTAAACGACGTTTAATTGCCATTCGCCGCACTTCCTCTCTTCGTGCATCTTCAACTTCGCGTGGATCAGGTTTCATACGTGCCATGTTATTTTTTCTTACTCTTTGATTGAAGTGAAGTGATATTTTCCATCGCCATACGTTTTTGATAAGCTTGTCTCTGCTTATCAATTTCAGAAGACGACATACCTTGTTTTTTAAATCGAGCTAATGCTTTACCCCACGGAGAGTCTTCGTGCATGAGATCAAATTCTTGTGTCTTCCGGAGAGCGACAGAACTGTATTTAGTGGTTGCCATAAACTTCTCCCTTTGCTCAACGAAGCATCCTTACGAAGGTCTTCCGCCCACACCAGCTTCGGTTTTGTTTCCAACCCACAATACGCCAGTGCCAATATCTAGCACGGCAGTCGCCATTGTCGCATGGGCGATCACGCAATCCGAAAAAAGGCCAGAATTGGTGTTATCTGCATCAAGTTCCACGTATTTTGTTGCCGCTGACCCGTCCTCGTTTCTCAAGAACCGATGCGCATGAACTTCCAAATCACGAAACATGATGCTCGCTGTTGCTCCTGCTTGCAACTCTTCCGTAATGTGATTGGTTAAATCGTGTGACCAGCAATCATAGAATCGAGGCTGTGTCACGGCACCATAGTCAGACGCCATCAGCACGATTCCGTCTGTAGACCAGGCAACCTCACATCGAACAAAGATATTATCCGACGCATCATTGTCGTTATCCGCATTTTGATTGGCATTATTCGCTGGACCAATCTTTAGGGCATCAGCCCCACCTTCAAACTTGCAATCAATTCCTCGGAATCGACGACCTAAGATACGTGCGCCTCCCCCTGTTCCATCACCTTCGCAACCCATATTTACTACAGTTACATCTTTAGGATGGACAGTTAAGGCCACGCCATCGGTTAATGCTTGGATATATACTGACCCACGATTGCCAGCTCCGACAAGCGTGAGATTTGGTTTAGAGATCGGGACGACAACGTTTTCAGCATAAGCACCAGGTGCTACGAAAATTACATCGTTTGCCGAAGCAGCAGAAATAGCCTCTGCAATCGTCTTGAAGGCTGTTGACCAGTCCTTCCCTGCCAAACTACGGACGACGGAGGTATTCACATACCAGGAAGTACCAGATGGATTCCCTGCCAATGCAGAATCAATTCGATCTGCAAGATAGGTTCCCATCCGATTTGCGGGATTCTTGAGACTAGTGTTTAACGATTCAGGTCGAGCCATTTTCTTTACTTCTCCTTCTTGTTAGATTTGGGCTTCTTCTTGTTGCCCCTCATGATCGAATAACCTATCGCTACCGCTTGCTTCACTGGTTTTCCCTCGTGAATCAGGGTCCTGACATTGTTCCGCATGGCTTTCTTGGTACGGGATTTCTGTAATGGCATCCTCAATTTCCTCTTGACTGAGCAGTTTGACTTTGGGTGGAGGAAGACTCCCTTCAACAGTAAATTTTTGGATATTGACTGTGATTGGGGTTTGTTTTGGATTATTTTCGTCTTGTGATTGTTTGCCGAACCCCCTAAGCTTCAGTCGAGCCTCTGCGGCTCTCCAGTCGTCTGCCTTTCCAAGTTTCTGAAGATCCCCAATATCACATCGGGCCACAGCTTGTTGGATAATTTTTAAGAAGGCTGCATAAACAGAACGAGGCTTGTCGTGGCCTTGCTGGAGCCAATAGTTAAAGTCTTTTGATTTGATTCCGGCATAGGCAGCAGCCATATCCAAGGTGCCACCGGCTTCTAACGCTTCGACAATCTCTTTTGTCACTTTTTCTATTTCAAGAAAAGAGTCTGTACGTCGTCTCATAGCCTTGTCTGTGGGATATCCATTTGGATATCGTTTTGAAAGAGTAGGGGTAATATCTTTTTTGAGTTGTTGCCAGTCTTCCTGTGTATAGGAGACTTTTTCTTTAGGTTTGAAATGTTGGGCTACCAGGTCTACCTGTTCGAGGTTTGCTAGGCCATGTCGAATATCATGCCTGGCTCTGAGTAGTTTATTGCTAGGCATAAAATTTTACCCTATTCTTCTATTCTACCATACTTTAGGGGTAAAAGTCAAGTAAAAAATGCACACCTACTAAAATATTTTCACACACAGTATCTTTTTATTCAAAAAAGAACTATCCCTACTGATTTATTTGTTTCACCAGTTGGTAAAGTGTGTCTTATACTGAAACTTTACTCTAATTTGGAATAAAAACACAACATTCTTTAATTTCTACCAGTAGTTAAAGAGATTTTTGTTAACTTTCTTTTTCTAGTATTATATAGTACTTTTATTATTTAAATAAAAGATCTTTAAAGATCTTTACTGTATTACTGTATTGTTTAGAGTGTTCTTAAGTACTTTCGTACTTAAGAACTAATAGTACTATATTACTAAACTAGTAAAGATTAGTTTATAATAATAAAGTACTGATTAATCTTAGAGAGAGAAAGTGAGTAGTCCGAGTTGAAAACGAAGGACCCATCTAACAGTTCTACCAAAACACACTTACGGGTCTCTTCTAAAAACCTTCAGGAAGGGGTTTAATTGCCTCTAGGAGAAGACTTTATTGGTTAGACGTAGGGAACCAACCTCTTTCTTATTTAAGGGTCTTAGAATGGCGTTAAATCGTTTTTTAGGAGATTTGATTCTCTTATTTAGTTCTAAAATATAGCCAAGGAAGTAGTAGCCCGGCCTTTTCTTTGTGTATAAGTATGTGTTTTTGTTCAGGTAAAAGAAGGTTCCTTTAAAAAATACGGTCTAGTGTTTGAATACCTCCTGTTATTACAAAGAAGACCCCTATGGCTCCACACACACCCTCCTCCCCCTACACATTCGTAACTTAACACAAACCTTACACTACAGTTAAGTTTTTTGTTAAGACCTTAGTCTTAGTCGAAGACCTGAAGGTCAAGGTCTTCTGACCTTTGGTGTACTGTGGCATAAATCACACACTGTAAATAAAGCTGACAGTAAGAACAAAATTACCCTGTGTGTGTAGTTTATTACACATAAGTGACAAAAATGGGCAGTAAGGAGGTGTGTGTAACGAAAGAACG